GACAGGGAAGCGGTATACAGTCAGGTGCTGGTAAAGACTTCTTATGGAAAGAATGTCTTTGGCGTTTACAATGAAGAAAGAGAGCGGATAACCTATACTTACGGCGCAGGCTTAATCAATAGAATAGGTCGCCTTTTGTAGTATAGAAAAGCCAGGGCCCGGAGCCCCGGCTTTTATTGGAATTTCCAGAAGATAGTTATATCCCCGTTTAATACTTCTATTTTTTCGATAAGGGAATGGACCAGGGCGAACAGGGCAACCGGATCCCCGGAGGCCACGACGGAGCTGAAGGAGGCCACGGCCGCCCGCGCTTCTTCCTTCGACATTTTCCCCGGCGCGTCGTTTTCCAGTTCTTCCAGGCTGCAGGAGAGCGCGGCCCGTTCTTCTTTCAGATCAGACAGCCGCCCGGCTATTTCTTCCAGATCCACGGCCCCGGCCTGGTACAGATTGAGCAGGCGGGTTATTTGCCGCTCTACGTTTTCCATACGTTCACGGAAGGCGGCGGCTTCTTCTTCCGGCCCAGGTTTCCCGGTTCCGTCCTGCAGCAGCGCATCCAGGGCCGCCGGATCAAGCGAGAGCTTCTTTACTTCTTCCACGATAAGCGCGTCCAGGTCTTCCACCTTAAAATGGTTCTTCCGGTTCGTACAGTTGGGATCCTTTATCATACGCTTATTACACTTTGAGACAGAATAACAAACGTACTTGTCCACCTTTGCCGACTTGTAGCCCCACCCACGGATGGAGAGCCGCCCGCCGCAGCACCCGCAGAACAGCAGGCCGGAGCAGAGGCCGCCGCCTTTGCTTCCGTTTCCGTAGCGGTTCCGGTAAGCTGGAGCGTTCCCGGAAAGACGGTTATTAACAGCTTGCCATATTTCCGGCGACACCAGGGCCTCGTGCTTGCCTTCGTATTCCCGGTCAACCATACGGACGCGCCCGGCGTAAATTGGATTACGCAGGACCCGGCCCAGGCGGGTGGCGGCGTCATTCTGATACGTTGCAAAGGAATGGCCGTATTTTGCCTTGATAACCCGGACCACATCCGAAAGAGATTGACCGGAGCCGTAGAGCCGGTATGCTTCCTGGATAATTTGAGAGTAAAACGGATCCACCAGGAGCTCGCGCTTGCCGTTGGGCTGCATTTCCCACTTGTAGCCGATTGGAGCCGTAGGCCCGTAATAGTTCCCGGCCTTGAGCCCGGCCTGCTTACCCATCATAAGCCGGGCGCGTATATTTTCCCTTTCCATTTGAGCGAAGGCCGCCAGGATGCCGATCACGCAGCGGCCGAAGGGCGTAGACGTATCAAAACTTTCCATAAGCGACACGAAGTCGCAGCTATTTTCTAAAAAGACATCTTCCAACAAGATAAGCGTATCCTTCTGAGACCTTGAGAGCCGGTCCAGCTTCCAGACAATAACTTTATTGCACCGGCCCGCCCGGACGTCCTTTATTACTTCCTTTATTCCCGGCCGTTCAAGCGTTGCGCCAGAGTACCCAGGATCCACATGGACCGCGTTTATAATATACCCGTAGGCTTCACAGTAGGAGCGGAGCCGGGCCTCTTGTTCCCCGACGCTGTAACCTTCTTCGGCCTGTTCCGCCGTTGATACCCGGATATACAGATCGGTTACATTTTCCAGATCGGCCACAGATAGAGGAGCGGCCGCCGGTGTTTTCGTTTTCTTCGTTTTCATTATAGCAGCACCAAAAAGGGCGCAAAAATAGCCCTTGCCTTTCTACTTGTGTTTTTGGCCGGGCCATGCTATAATTACACTTGCTCGGAGTGTATTATATACATGGCACCAAGCCGCCCCGCCCACCAAGACCGCGCCAACGGTCCGGGCGGGGTTCCTTTTTTATTCTTCACTTTCTTCTTTCTTGCGGAATTTTTCAGCCGCTTTCTTTACCAGGAATACAATCCCACGATACACATAAACACAAGCCGTATACATCAGCTTAAATAATTGCTTTACGACCCACCAAAGAGCAATAAATAAGTATTTGAACATTAAGGCCGTATATGTAACCAGCGCAGCCAGAAACTTATATATTATATTTGTAGAGGCCTTCGCTTTATTGTTTCGCTTATTGATTACGGCTTGCATTTGCCTTTTACCGCTTCCGGGTTTAGCCATTATACGCGCCCCCTTTCTATTTGTTTCTTTAAGGGGCTTACAGCTTTTACCAGATTACCGAACGATTGTTCGGGGGGGGGGTAATTGAGGATTGACTAATAAATTTTTTCATTGAAATAGCTTCCTTTCTATACGTTTTACTAAGAGACTTCGGACCTTTCCGCCGCTTTTTCTTCCCGTTCAAGTTCCTGGCGGTAGAGTTCCACTTTCTGATCAATAGTAAGATTTTCTAAGTCCACGTCCGGAGCAGCGGGAGCCGTTGGGGAAATATCCCCGGATTGAAAAGCCGCCGCGACTTCACGAACATAATTAAAGATTGTTTCCTGGGCTTCCGGTTTTAGGTTTACAAACTTTTCAACCATAACATAGGCGGCGTTTGATAAGCCGTATTCTTCGGCCAGGGCATCCAGCACCGAGCTGGGCGCAGCCTTAAACATTTCCCCGGTACCTTCCCTTAACCATTCTTCATTTACATTAAATTCCCTGCAGATAGAGAGAATGGCTTGATCAGAGATATTTCTTTTTCCGCTTTCTATAAGGGCGATAGAATTTTGTTTTAGCCCTATTTTTTCAGCGAACGCCTGCTGCGTAAAGTCGAGAGATTTTCGCAGCTTTTTTATTCTTGTATTCATTTATATTTTTCCACCACCTTCCTTTTACGCAAATTATATATTGAAAATATTTCAAAGTCAATAAAATATTTCAAAATCAACAAAAAGGCTATTGACAATATTGATATTGCAATATATGATTATTTCAGAATCAATAAAAAATTTGTACCCTCCTTACAGAAGGGTACAACACAATTACTTACTTGCCAATAAAAAACCATTGACAAGTAAGTAATTATAAAAACCCTTAACAGACCAGGAAGGAGGAGACGGATGGCCGCGAAAAACCAGCAAAAGACTATTGACAACATTAGACGCCTTATTCGAGCTAAGGGCCTTAAACAGACTTTTGTAGCCGAGCAGGCAGGACTGACGGATCAGCAGCTTACAGACATTCTGAACAACCGGAGACTTTTAAGAGTTGAGCACCTGGAGCCGTTGGCGCGGACGTTGGGCGTAACCATTGAAACATTGATTTCTTAAAGGAGGTAAGAGCATGGCAGCAAGAGCAGCAGCAAGAAGAAACGACAGCTACACGGAAGAACAGATCCGCAGCGCAAAGAGACTCCTTGACGTTCTGATGGGAGTACCGGAGGAGAAGCGGGCGCTTTTTACGGCAGTTACTACGGCCTACATTGACGGCGTAGAGACGGGAACGCGGATCGCACAGGAGATGGAGGGCGCGACAGTATGAGACATACCAGGCGGCCACGTTTTGGCGAGCGGGGCGGCAAGGTGCAGTTTATAACATTCTGAGCAAAGGGCCCGCCAGGAGCGGGCAGAGGTAAGAACATGGAAAAAGAAAACCTTGACTTAAAGACCGCAATACAGATCGCAAAGATTGTGGTCGCAGTTCCAGAGAACCGGATGCCGATTATTTGGGACATTTTCAGCCAGGCGGGGCTCGACATAGGAGGCCTTGACGAGATGGCGGAGTGGAAGGCCCTTACAAAGCAGGCCTTCTTGATTGATACCGAGCAATTTTTAACAGGCATTACGAAGGACCGGGAGCCCATAAACGGAGAGTACCAGATCCCGGTCGGAGAATTTAACGAGTATTGCAATAAGCAGAAATTAAGCGCCAGATGCACCAGGAAGCACCTGGCAGGGCTTGAGGCAATACGCACGGGGAATTTAAGCAGCGGCCGCGTTGATTATACGTGCCCCGTTTGGAAACCCGGAGCAAATAGCAGTTACCGGTGCGTTTGCATTTATTCAGACTGGAAGCAGCGCATCAAGGCAGCCGAGGACCGGCAGTAAAGGAGGAGCGGCATGGAATACCAAGAGTTAAAAAGCGGAATAAAGGACCACTTAAACAGCGCGGCCGAGGACTTCTTTATGGTCGGCTACTTCTTAAGGCAGATCAGCGAAAACGCGCTTTTTACGGAGGACGGCTATAAAAATATATGGGACTTCGCAAAGGGAGAGTACGGCTTGAGCACTTCCAGCGCGAGCAGGTTTATGGCCATTAACGCCCGCTTTTCCATTGACGGCGGCGAACACATGGCGGAGAAGTACATCGGAATGGGCGTAAGCAAATTACAGGAGATGTTAGGGCTGCCGGACGAGGAGCTGGAGAAGGTAACGCAGGAGACCACGGTCCGAGAGATACGGGCCATGAAAAAGAAGCAGGAGGAGCCTAAGTCATTCTTTGGACTTCCTAAAGCGGTATACCCGGAAGGCTCTTTAATTGCCACGGCCGGATGCGGCGGAGATCACGCAAAATATACTTGTTTCAGTTGCGCCCGCCCTTGCAGCATACGGCAGGAGGAACGATACTGCAGGACCGCGCCCCTGGGGAACCCGTTTTCTTGTACGCAGATGAGCGAAGAAAAGCGGCTGGACATTGAAGCCGGTCTTTTCAGCGATAAATGCCAGCATTTGCACCCGGAGCTCGCACCGATACGGGAAGGAGATAAGGAACCGGACCCCTGCTGCCTTACTTGCGAACATAAAACCTGTTTCAGCCGTTGCGACGTCGCAAAAAAAAGGGACGAGGCAGAGCGCAAAAAAGAGCAGGAGGAGCTGCGGAAGCAGCAGAAAGAGGCGGATAAGCGCAAGGCCGATTTTGTAGAACGGTCCAACGGCGCGCAGAGAAACGTCCGGGACCTTATTAAGCAGCAGGAGGAGAAGCGGCAGCGGGAAGCTGAGGAGAAGAAAGCGGCCCAAAAACTTAAAGAGGATAGCAGGATCCTAAAGTTTTACAAAGATATTTATCCCGGTTCCAGGCAGATTATAGCGAATCGGGACAAGACAGCCATAACGAAGGAATTTAAGACTTTATATGGCAGCACTTACGAAACCGGAAAAGGGTGGAGTTGTTATCCGGATAAGATTGTCTTTAGAGACGGACCAGAGGCGGAACAGATACAGATCACCTGGGGCCGCTTCACAACGAAGCTGGTAGACTTTTTAGACCGCTTCCCGGAAACAGAAAAGTCAATCCTTTTCGGAGACGATAGCAGGCAGCAGGAGCCGGAGATCATAGACGCCGATTTTAAAGAGGTTGAGCCGGACCAGCAGGAACCGGAACGGAACGATGAGGCCCAGGAGCAGAACGACGAGGCCCAGGAACGGAACGACGAGCTGCAGGAGGACCAGGAGCCGGAGATCGTAGAGGATCCGGAAAGCTACACCCTGGCAGACGTAAAAGAGCAGCTACGCAAGCATGAGGCAGACTTAAAGGCATACCGGGAAGTGGGAGACTTGCCGAGCCCCATGATGCAGAAACAGAAAATACTTGTTGACGCCTTGCAGCTTCTGGTGGAAAAGAAAGAGTTTGACGAAAAGGAGGCGGCGGGAATTGATTAAACACGTTTTAGCAGACGGCCGGATCCTTGATAGTATAGACGGCTTCCGTATTCCTTACGAGGAGGCCACAGAGACAGCCTACCGCCTTCTGGCGGGCTTTTTGGAAGGAGGTGGGAGAGTTGGCCGGGATAGACAGAAAACGCGCCATACGGCGCATACGGCGGCGCAGGAGACGACGCCAGCGCTTTAAGCGTATGCTTCCTTACATAGCCCTGGGAGCGGTCATAATTGCGGCGGTGGCTTGCCTTGTTTCCGCCGCAAGTTCCCCAGGCGAGGAGACGGCAGCAGAACCGGCGGTGAAGTTTGGGAAGCAGAGACCTGCAGAGACGCAGCCCGCAAAGGTACCAGAGACCACGCAGGAGGCCCAGGAAGCCGAGGAGGTAGACGAGGCCTATATATTAACCAAAATAGCGATGGCAGAGGCCGAAGGCGAGGACACCGAAGGAAAAGCGCTGGTTATTCTTACGGTACTTAACCGGGTAAAGGCTCCGCAGTTCCCCGGAACGATTGCGGAGGTCATAGCACAAAGGAACGCTTTTTCTTCATACAGTAACGGGCGGTACGACCGAGTAGAGCCGGACGCAGACTGCAGGGCAGCCCTTGAGCTTGTAGAGGGCGGGTGGGACGGGAGCCAGGGCGCGCTGTACTTCGAGCGGACGCCGGAGGACGGAGAGAGCACCTGGCACAGCCGGAACCTTGAAAAACTATTCATACACGGGAATCACACATTTTACAAGGAGAAGGAGGCGAGCGAGTGAAAATTGCACTTAAAGACGGCCAGATCCTCATAAAAGAGGCCGACGAAAACCAGTTCTTAATAATTAAGAGTTGGGGGAAGATGAAGTGGAGCAAACCACAACAGATGCTTTACGGACCGGCGGACATAGAGCTGCTTAACAAACTTTCCGGCATTGTACGGCTGCCGGGGCCGATTGAGGACCGGCGGCAGAGATTGAACGAAGTGGCCGCAGCCATAGACCGGGAACGCTTAAAGAAGGAGCCGGAGCCCCTTTATAAGTACCCCGTAAAAAAGCAGCTTTACCAGCACCAGACACGCGGCGCAAATATGGCGCTTATGGCCTTCGGATTGATTGCGCCGCCCAAAGAGGAGGTGGCGGCGGATGGAGGAAAGTGAACGCTTGACCGATAAAGAACGCCTTTTCGCGGAGCAGCATCACAATGTTATATATACATTTCTTAACACTTGCAGACTTCGAGAGGAGGACTTTTACGACGTAGCCGCCCTGGGATATTTAAGAGCCGTAAAGCGGTACCACCGGGAGGAGAAGCTGCAGCAGTACAAATTTAACACCATAGCCTGGCAGGCCATGCGCGGCAGCGTAGGAAATAAAAAGAGAGCCGACCGGATCCGGGACGCCGTGATCGCTTGCAGCCTTAACGAGACCACGGCCGAGGGGACAGAGTACGGCGACTTTATCCAGGCAGCAAGGGACGGCCTCCGGGAATTGGAGGAGCAGGAGAACCTGCAGGAGCTTCTGAGGGAGATTATGCCAGCACTTACGGAGCGGCAGCGGGGCCACATTGTAGCAGCGCTTAACGGGTACCGGCAGCAGGAGATCATGAAAGAGCAGCGCGTCCGCTTCCAGGATTACCACGAGGACCGGAAGGCCATAAAGAAGGCAGTAAGTAAAGCCGTTTTCACGCGGGGGGGGTATTGAGTTATGGATAGATTGGAAATTGTTAAACAGTTGGAGAGCTTGCGGGACCACTGCCAGAGCATGGTCGACGCAAACGCCCCGGCCAGTATTTGGTGGGGCGATACGGAAGCCCTTACAGCAGCTATTGAGGCCTTGAGCCTTGATATAAATAAAACCCAAAAAGGAGATATAAACATGACGAGCAAAGCAAAAGCAACTATTGAGACGCCGGATGGCCCGAAGGAGTTTACAGCCGACACCGTTATCTGCTTCACGGTAGATAAGGCGCGGGAGGTTTTAACCAGCCAGGTCAAAGTGATTGAAGCAAGCGCGGCATACGTAGGCCTGGAGATACCGGGGCCGATCTTTGCCGACACCGTAGGAGCCCTGATCGGCGATACGGTAGAGAAGGTAAGCAGCAATAAGGTGCGGGCAGCCTTCGAGCTTCACAAAGTAGCGCAGATTTTAGAGGCGAAAAGCAAGGCACTGAAAAAGGACTTGACGGAGCAGGAGAAGGCTCACGCCTTCGCGGATGCCTTCATAGATATGCTTATGGCCGGGAAGGGGAAACTATGACGGAGGGTAAAGGCTTCGGCTTCCTTTTCGAGATGGGATGCGGAAAGACCTTGACCGCCATAGCCACGATGGGCGCAGCCTACCAGATGGGAGCCATTAAAACGGTACTTATAATCGCGCCGACTTCGGTCTGCAGCGTTTGGCCGAAAGAGTTTGACGACTACGCAGATTTTAAATATAACGTAGCGGTCCTTTTGGGGGACAAGCAAAAACGCCTGGCAGCGCTTAGGAGCCTTACCGCTTTTCCTTTTAAGGCCCTTCTTGTAGCAGTAATAAACTACGAGAGCACCTGGAGAGAGGGCATCTTTGAGGCCCTTCTTGATTGGAGGCCGGATATGATTATATGCGACGAGAGCCAGCGAATCAAGGAACCGAAGGCGAAGCAGAGCCAGGCCATGCACAAGCTCGGCGACGTAGCCAAGTATAAACTTATTCTTTCCGGTACCCCGATACAAAACAACGCGATAGACCTTTACAGCCAGTACAGATTTTTAGACCCTACGGTCTTCGGTACTAACTTTTACGCCTTCCGCAGCCGCTACGCCATAATGGGAGGCTTCGACCGGCGGCAGATCGTAGGATATAGGGATCTTGATAAGTTGATACAGAAGGAACACAGCATCGCATACAGAGTGACGAAGGAGGAGGCGCTGGACTTGCCGGAGCAGACCTTTCTTACACAGTACATCACCCTGGAGGGGAAGGACAAGCAGCTCTACGACAAAATTAAGCGGGACAGCTTCGCGGAGCTTGAGAACGGCGGCGTGATTACGGCCCCGACCGTACTTACAAAACTTCTAAGATTGCAGCAGTTTACAGGAGGCTTTATACAGGCCGACGAAGGACTAAAGCCGGAGTACGTATTTAAGGGCAAGTTAAGCGCCTTAGAGGACATTCTGGACGATTACGTCTTAAGCGCAGGAAAGAAACTTGTTATCTTTTGCCGGTTCCGGCCAGAGATAGACTTGATAAGCAAGAGCCTGGAGAAAAAGCGGATCCGCTACGCCAGCATTTACGGAGATATAAAGATAAATGACCGGGGCGACATTGTAAAGCAATTTCAGACGGATCCGGAAGTAAAGGTCTTTCTTGCACAGATCGACACGGCCGGGCTCGGTATTACCTTAACGGCAGCCGACACCTGCGTGTATTATAGCGTAAATTTCAATTACGCAGCATACAGCCAGAGCCTGGCCCGTATTCACAGGATCGGCCAGAAAAACCGCTGCACCTATATCCATTTAACCGTAGAGCACAGCATAGACGAGACGATCTTAAAAGCCCTGGCCAAGAAAGAGGACCTGGCAAAAACGGTCGTTGACGATTGGAGGCAGTATTTTTGATGGAGGTCGTAAAAGTAACCAGGAATTTAGACGGAAAAGGCCGCTTAAATCTTCCGGGAAATTTCAGGGAGGCCGCAGGCTTCGCACCAGACGAGCTGGTGGAAGTGGCGCTTACAGTTATCGACGGTAAGCAGGCCTTTGTTATTACAAAGAAGGAGTTGAAAACATGGCAGGGAGCAACGAAAAAATAGTAATTTGCAAGCACTGCGGCAAGCCGGAATATTGGGGAGCTATGCGGTGGTTATCCGGCCGGTGCGCTTGCCGGAATTGTTACCGGAGCTTGTGGGAGGACCAGAATCATAAAAGATATACCTGGGACGACTTAGACGGGCCGCGCCCGACTATGGAGGAGTACCAGGAGCAGGAGGCAGGAAAATGCGTAAATACGAATTAAGCATAAGCGCGGACTACGTCCCGGAATGGGGAACCACCGAAGCAATAAGAGAATACTTTCAAAATTCCATAGACGAGGAAACCAGGGACTCCAGCAATAAAATGTTTTTTGATTACGACAGCGGGACCCAGACCATCCGGATCGGAAACAAACATAGTGACCTGGATATAAAAACGCTTCTTTTCGGAGTTACCACGAAGAACAAAGACAGCGCCATGATTGGGAACCACGGAGAGGGCTATAAGATCGCTACCGTTGTTTTACTTCGTTTAGGAAAAACCGTTGTTTTCCAGAATTACTGCCGCCGGGAAATTTGGCGGCCCCGACTTGTAAAGTCCCGCAGATATGGCGGTGTTTTGGTTCCTACTTTCTTCGTAGAGCCAGAGGCCGTGTGGAAGAAAGTACCGGAGCATAGCTTAATTATTGAGGTCGGCGGAATAACGCCGGAGGAATACCAGCAAATAAAAGATTGCAATTTGCACCTTCAGGAAGGATATGCCCACCGGGACACCAGCTACGGTGCAGTATTGGACGATGAGGAAAACAAGGGCCGTATTTTTGTAGGCGGGCTTTTCATTTGCAAGGAACCGAGGCTGGAGGATATAGGGATAGACTTTAAGCCGAAGGTCGTAAGATTGGAGCGCGACAGAAGCATGGTAAACAGCTTCGACGTTCAGTGGTACGCCGCCCGGATGGTTGAGGAATTGAAGGACGCAGAAACAACCAAGCGGTCGCTTAATTCCTATAGCGGGGTATATATAAATTCCTACAGCGTTCCCAGCGGACTGAAAAACGAAATAGCCGAGGACTTCATAAACGAGCATGGAGCGAAAGCCGTGCCAGTAAGCAACCAGGCAGACATGGAGAAACTTAAGAAGCGGGGATATAAGCCCGTCATTGTTTCCGAAGCGAAGCGCGACGTCATACTCGAATCGGAGCTTTACGAAGAAATTAAGGCGGAGAACGCAAGGGAAAAGGAAAAAGCCCGCCCGCTCTACGACCGTTTCTGCGAGTTTGCGGAGAAGATCGAGGACCGGCTGGAGGAAAGCGAAGTAACCACGCTTTATGAGTTTTTAGACGAATTATCAGAGCTTGAAGAAAAGGAGGAATAAAAGTGGCAGATATTTTTACATTGATTGACGAATACAAGGAGTTGCTGGACGAGAAGGACCGGCTTAAGGACGCCACCACGGAAAACAATAAGACCCTGGAGAAAAAGCGCAACGAGCTGGCGCAGGCCATGATCGACGCAGAAAGCCCGAAGGTAAGCCGGGGCGGCTTCCTTTACAGCTTGCAGGACAAGACCAAGTACAACAAGATCGGCGGATGCGACGAGGATGCCTTTTTTGACACATTGGAGGAACACGGGCTGGGCGATATTATTAAGCGCACCGTAAACGCCCAGACCTTGAACGGAGCTATGGCGGGGCTTGTAGAGGAAAACGACGGCGAGCTGCCGGAGGACTTCGGGGAATTTATTAAGCCTTACCAGTATTACGACGTAGCAAAGCGGAAGGAAACCAACAAAGCAGCCAAGAATGCAAGGCAAAAGGAGGAGTAATATGCAGCAGTTAGAATTTGACCTGCGCTTAGATTACGAGCGCAACTTAAAGGACAACCTGATCACCGTTGCAAAGTTCGCGCAGGAGCAGATGAAGCAGGACTTATATGACAACGGGCGGCCGCTTAAAACGGTAGAAAGCGAGCAGGAGGCATACGGGATCGCCGCGCAGCAGTACGTTAAGGTCGGAGGCAAGGCGAAGATGCTTAAGGGCGGAATGGACGATTTTCTTAAACTACTTGACGCAGACGGAGAAGTCACCCAGGTGGCCGGTACCATTTACAACGCAGCCATAGAGCTGGCCTAGGAAAGCATATTGATGGCAGCCCAGGCAAGCCGGATCCTTTCCGACTTATATTACCAGACGCCCAAGACCCCGATGGAGGAATATCTGGACGCGCAGGACTTAGAAACCCAGGAAGATCCGGAGGACGCAGAGGACCCGGAAGAAAATAATTAAGGAGGTAGACTATGGCAGGAATAGGAGTGCAGGAGATTAAAAAAGTAGAGATCACGACCACGGACGGCCAGAAGATAAAGAAGGGAGAGCTTATCGTTATAGGCGTAAAAGGCCAGGACGTTGTATGCCGCTTCTCAGAGCTTGACAAGGGCGGCTACTTCGTTACCTTCCCCGTAGTAGTTGAGGATGCGGAGCCGGTTAAGTACCGCATAAATTCAATTACATATTGTTACAAAGTAAAGGCCTTCGAGGTCAATAAGAAGCCCGATGCGGCAGCAGACGCGGCCGAAGTAGCAGCAGATCACGCCGACCAGGACACCCTGGCCCCGGCGGCATTATAAACCCATAAGGAGGATATAACACAATGGCAAAAGCAAAAAACGAAGTAGCAGTAACGGCGAAGGAGTTTAACCTGGTTACGATCAGCGGCGACCTTGCGGAAGCAGTAAAAGAGGAGATGGACGGCCTCGGCGCTATTCCCTTCGACCGCGTAAAAATTCCTTCCGGCGGCGGCCTGGCCTTTGAGCTTCCGGGAGAGGAGGAGGACGAGACCGAGAGCGCGACGGAGCTGATCGGCGTTATTTTGGACCATAACCCGGTCAACGCCTACTGGGCGAATAAGTTCGCAGGAGGAAACGAGCAGCCCGACTGCAGCAGCTTCGACGGGAAGCAGGGAGTGGATCGGATTACCGGAGAAATTAAGAGCTGCGAAACTTGCCCGTATAACCAGTTTAACAGCGACGGGACCGGGAAGGCTTGTAAGAACGTACACAGAGTTTTCATGTTGCAGGAAGGGAATCCGGTACCGCTTATCCTTTCTTTACCGCCGACCAGCCTTAAATATATGCGGAATTATATCGCAAAGCGGGTATTGCTTAAGGGCTTCCGCTGCTGGCAGGTTTTAACGAAGATCACGCTTAAGAAGGAAAAGAGCAAAGACGGCATCACTTACAGCCGGGCGGCCTTTGCCTTCGTTGATAAGCTGACGCCGGAGCAGGAGAAGCAGACGGAGGCCATGCGGGAGCTTGTAAAGAACATTTACCGGAATATTAACATCGATACCGACGATTACAGACAGACACCTGCAGAGGACGCAGACGCACCGAAGGCCGACGCGGAAGGCTTTATGCAGGTACCGGAGGGCACGGACGAGGAGCTGCCCTTTAATAACTAAGCGGCGCAGCTTGCCGGGGAGGACTTCGGCCCTTCCTGGTATACGATTTTTCGGAGGTAAGGCAGATGGAAAAAGTATATATAATTTCCCGGTATTCAGCTAACACCAGGAAGGAGCGCCGCTTTAATAGAGAGGTGGCGCAGCACTTCTGCAGGAAGATTTTAAAAGAGGGGAAGCGGACGGTCGCCCCGCATTTATATTATACCCAGTTCTGCGACGACGGCGATCCGCAGGAGCGGGCCCTGGGGCTTGAGCTTGCTATAAAGGACCTTGACGAGTGCGACAGCTTCTTACTTGTTATTATCGGCGGAGTTGTAAGCGCCGGGATGCGCGGAGAGATTGAGCATATATCCAGGACCGGAAAGAGAGGCCGCCTTATAGCCATGACCCAGGCAGAGTCGGAAAAACTTATAGGAGGCGGTGAAACGGATGGTACAGACAGATATAAACATAGACCAGCTTGTGGACTATTCTGCAGAATATTCAAGCTACATAAAAAAGCATAAGATCACAGGCGACCAACTGGTCGGTGTTTGCCCGTTTCACAACGACAAAAAAGAGAGTTTCAGCGCGAACCTTAAGGACGGCCGCTGGTATTGCTTCGCAGAGGGACGCGGCGGCAACTTTACGACCTTTTACGCAGAGCTTAACGGAATCAGTACGGACGAGGCCTATAAGCAGATCCTGGAGAAGTACGGAGCGCTTAAGGAGCCAGAGGCACCAAAGAAGAAAGAGGAGGCCCCAGGGCCGGACTCGTACACCCTGGAGGAATACGCCTTTAGTAAGCGGCTTCCGGTTGATTTTCTAAAGGAAACCTGCGGAGCTTCTACCGGGAAAGACAAAAACAAAAAGACTTTCCTTAAATTGCCTTATTTCAACGAAGAAAAGACAGATCCCATTTTTAGGAAGCGTTACGCGCATAAGGAATTTAGATGGAGCTGGGGCAGTTCCGGGAAATTGATTTTATACGGAGATTGGAGGCTGCCGGAGATCCGGAAAGCCGGGTGGGCCGTTTTGGTAGAAGGCGAGAGCGACACCCAAACAATGTGGTACTTGAAGTTTCCGGCGTTGGGAGTTCCAGGTGCGAGCAACTTTAAAGCGAAGATGGTACCGAAGCTGCAGGACCTTAAGTTATATATTCACGTTGAGCCGGACAAGGGCGGCGAGACCTTCCTGCAGAAGGTAACGCAAGTCTTGAGGGAAGCGGAATTTATAGGCGAGGTATACACCTGGAGCTGCAAGGGCTTCGGAGTAAAGGACCCTTCACAACTTTTTCTTGAGAAGGGAGCCGGAGAGGACGGAGAGAAGCAGGTCCAGGACATGATCAACGGAGCCTTAAAGGGAGCCAAAAAGCTGAACCTTGACGACCTGGCCGACACCATACCGGAAGTTATAAAGGGCGCGCCGGTAAACCTTCGGCAGCCGGAAGGCTGGATGTATTCAGAGGGCGGGATCCGCCGCATAGACGAAAAAACGAGCCTTCCGGTTATGGTTTGCAGGACGCCGATCATATTAACGCAGCGCTTAAAGAGCATGGAGACCGGCGAGGAGAAGATGGAGATCGCATTTAAGCGGGACGGAGCCTGGCATAAAGCCATATTTCCCCGGTCAACGATTTTCACGGCCCGAAGCATAACCGTGCTTTCCGATTTGGGCTGCACCATTACCAGCGAAAACGCGAAGCAGGTAGTACGCTTCTTAGAGGCCCTGGAGGCCGAGAACATAGACATCATACAGAGAGCAGACAGCACCGGGACAATGGGCTGGCAGACGCGCGGCCGGTTCCTTCCAGGCCACGGCGACGACATTATTTTAGATATTGAGCCATCCTTAAGAGGATGGGCCGCCGCGTACCATTACAGCGGCACATTTGAGGACTGGAAAGCACTTATGCAGCCGCACCGGGAGCGCGATAAGTTCCGCTTCATTCTGGCGGCAGCATTTACCGCCCCGCTACTTCGGATATTGCAGCAGCGCATATTTTTTGTATATAACTGGGGCGGCAGCAAGGGAGGAAAGACCGCAGCACTTAAGGCGGCACTTTCAGCCTGGGGAGACCCGGAGCGGCTTATGGTAAACTTTAACGCCACCCAGGTCGCCCTGGAGAGGATGGCCGGTTTTTACAACGATTTACCGATGGGCATAGACGAGCGGCAGCTTGCAGGCCAGAAGCAGGAGAACCTGGAAAAGATTGTTTATATGATTGCCAGCGGCACAGGACGCGCCAGAGGCAGCAAGGGAGGCGGCTTACAGGCACTTAATACCTGGCGGACCGTAGCCCTGGCCACCGGCGAGGAGCCTTTAAGCACGGACACAACGCAGACGGGAGTCAGTACCCGTGTACTTGAGATATACGGCGGGCCCTTTGACGACGAAAAGTCCGCAAGCCTTATGCACCAGCAGGCACCACAGCACTGCGGGTGGGCCGGGCCGGAGTTCATACAGCGGATCCTGCAGACGGACGAGCAGAGCATCCGGGACCAGTACGCCAGGATGACCGAGGAAGTATATAAGATTGCAGACGGCACCAGCGGCGCACATATAGCCGGAATAAGCGCGGTCGCCCTTGCAGACGCTATGGCGGAAAGTTGGATATTTAACCCGGATCCGGCAGCAGCAGAGGCCCTGGAGGACCTACCGACGGGCTTTAAGTATTCCCTTGAGATTGCACCGGCAGCATGGGCCAGAGCGCTGCAGATGGCCGAGAGCATTATAAGAGAGCAGCTCGCCGCCGGTTCCGGGGACGTAAACGAACACGCGACACAATTTATAGTTGATTGGATCTTGAGCAATAAAAGCCAGTTCGGCGACAAGGCAATCGGTACCTGCTTAGGAACCATAAGCCAGGACGGCCGGAAGGCTTATATATTCCCTTCACTACTTAACCAGGCACTGACAAAAGCAGGATACAGCCCGCGAAAAACGCTTAAATATTTGGCAGACCAGGGAATCATAACAACCAGGCCAAAGGCGAACGGCGGGAAAGAATACAGCATAACAAAGTGGTTTGATAACCGTACTTGTAGATTTACTGAATTTGATATAGGGCGATTTGCGAAGAAGGTAGACGCCTTAGACGAGGATGAGGCAGCGGAGGCCATGAAGGAACCGCCGAAGCAGGATAACGACGGGTGGCAGCAAATAGGATTTGACACGCATACACCATTTGAGGACGGCGGCGAAGATTTACCTTTCTAATTTGCGCGTTTTACCTGTCGCCTAAAAAATAGGCGTTAGGTTAGGCGTTAGGTTAGGCGTTAGGTAAAAAAGCCCGTATTTGCAAGGGTTTGAGCCCCTTATATCTATTTCCTAACTACTTAACACGTATTTTAATACGTTAGTTATTTTGGAAATTGGCAAGAAAAAGTATACCTTTTCATTTTATTACAAGGTATATTTCCCAAAACAAGGCGTTAGGCGTGAGGAAATACCGAAAAAGCCCATAAAATCAAGGTTTTTAACATAACGCCTTTAAATTTAGCGAGGCGTGAGGAAATAAAAAGGCGTTAAGGAGGCGGAGCGATTGGAGCAGGCGGAAAAGTTGGCGGCAGACCTTGAAAAACTAAGGAAGAACAAAGAGAGAATACCGCTTGATGTTCTTAAAACCAGATATAAAACGGCATACGAACAATTAACCGGAGATATTAAGGCCGAGGCCGTAGCTGTTCTTAAGCCCATAGCGACGCGGCCGCCGGAGTGGTTGAAAGATTGCAGGATTAAGGCGGCCTACATTGAGGAGATCGCGGCAGCCTTTAACAGCATGTACGAGGCGGGCAGTTACGCCAAGAAGATCGGCGCGGCATTGTATAAGCGGTATAGCTTGCAGGAGGCGGAGCAGATCGCCAGGGAGATAAACGGGAAATACCTGCAGGAGCTTACAAGGATATTTCACGAAAAGACCTGCCTTTATACCACGGCCGAAAATTGGGATCCGGATAACCCAGTTACCCCCAGGATATACAACGATCTTGTGGATAAATTCTGGAAGGAAGAAACCGGCGAGTGGATAACCGAAGATAAGCCGGAAGTACCGGCCTTATTGATATTTATAACAGGCGATAAGCCAAAGGAGGAATAAGCCATGTATAACGAAAACGAGAGCAGAAACACCGAGAATGTAGCAAGGTTTGAGGCATTGATGGCCCAGGTAAACCGGGAAGGAATAGCGGCGCTTATGGAGTATATCCGGAATAAGAGCGACTTTTACACGGCCCCGGCTTCTACAAAGTTTCACTTGAGCTGCGAGGGCGGCTTATTGCAGCACAGCCTCAACGTGTACGATTGCTTACAGGCAAAGAAAGAAAGCGGTACCTGGGGCCGCATTTTGGAGGAGGCCGGAGCCGACGCCCTTATCATTTGCCCCTTGCTTCACGACCTTTGCAAAACGCATTTTTACAAGATCGATTTTAAGAACCAGAAAACCTATGACCCGGAGAAGGTAAAGGCGGCGGAGCGTTGGCAGGTAAAGAAAGATAACGCCGGGGCTTTCATTTGGGAATCGGTTCCCTGCTACACCGTAGACGACCGGGTGCCATACGGACACGGAGAAAAGAGCGTTATGATGATTGAGCAGTTTATGAGGCTTACCGGCCCGGAACGCTTCGCCATCCGCTGGCACATGGGATTTTCAGAGCCGAAGGAGCTGCATTTACAGCTTACCCAGGCTATGAGCAAATACCCACTTATACTTGCCCTTCACGAAGCGGACCAGGAGGCCAGCGTATTACTTGAGGATAAGGACGGCAATAAGAAGCAGCCGGATCCGGAGCAGAACCAGGCCGAAGCTGAGGGGTGCGACTTCCAGGAGGCGGACCCGGTAAGAGAGGAGGCAGCAGCGGAATGAGCGATCTGGCAGAATTAACCAAAGAGCAGATCATAACGAACCAGAAGAAAGAGCTGCAGACGTTGGCAGCCGAAAACGGCTTTTTAGGCAGCCAGGCAAAAGCAGCGCAGAAAGAGGCGGAGCAGCTTAAGGAAGAATTGAGAATAGCCCGCAGCGATAACCAGGAGCTGAAGGAAGCCATTGTAAACCGCTTCGTATACGAGTGGAGAACCAGGAGGCCAGAATGAACAGGAATAGAAAAGGCAATAAATATTTGATTACGAGGGCGAAATATAAATCTATAAAGGCCTTCGACCACCAGCAAATGGAAAGTTTTTGTGCGGATATTTATAAGAGCGGCTACGAGGACGGGCGGGCCAGCGTTCCGGGGATTGACCTTAAGACGGTATACAAGGCGATAGCAGGCACGAAGGGAATCGGCCCCAAGAAGCTGGAGGAGATTAAGGCGCAGCTTGAGCCGTTATTTGAGGAGGAGCGGGGAAATGAGAAACATAATACTCTTTAACGCTTGCATTAAGTATATTTTAATAAGCATATTGTGGATGGTTTTAGAGCGCATTATATACGGGCGGGTGCAGCCCCGGATCGTAGACGACATTATCGGACTTATTCTTTTTTGGTACATATACCAGGCAGAAAAAGGAAGGTGGCTACTTTGAGCGATAAGGAAACCATAGACGGAGCCAACGCGCTGGCCTTGCAGTTCTTCACGGCATACAACCGGATGCTGCAACTTTCCGGCAATTCAGAGGAGGCGCTCCGGCTTACAAGTTCTTTATTCGAGGCCATGTTTGCAGGGAACCGGCCACGGCCGGATCCAGGGGCCGGAGGCTTCACGTTATACTGGGACAGGAGGTAAACAGTGACTAAGGAGCAATACGACAAAGCGACAGAGCTTAACCAGGAAATACAGAAATATACAGATTTGATTATTGAGATTAAGGACGGTCGCTCTACCAAGATAAAAATGGATAAGGCAGCAAAGGAGGACCTGGGGAAAAGAGGCGGCGACCATAACGCAAGGTGGCAGCTTCTCCGGTTTTTCAGATTGAGTTTTAAAAAAGAAAAGGTCATTGTAATGCCGCATTACGAATTTGCACACGGAATAGAGATGGATGCGGAGCCGGAGCTGATCGAGATTATTCTTGATTATTTGGAGAAGAAAAAGAAAGCCTATGAGGCGGAATTTGAGAAGATAGGAGGCGAGGAGCGTGACAGACCAGAAAATGAAGGCAATAAACGCCTGGACGCAGACAGTAAATAAAAATTCCCTTGAGGTACAGGACAAGTTAGCCATAGCCGGAGCGACTATGGAGATGTTGGAGAAGTTGGAGCCCATTTACGACAAGTACAACCAGGGAAAGCAGGAAGGAGGCAAGGCAGGGTGGCGGCGAAAATAGACTGGGAGCAATTCAGCACAGAAGCCGAGGCCGTAGCCTTCCTTAAGGCAGAAAAGGCAGACACCTGCAGCACCACGGAGCAGGCGAAACAATACATCCGGAAAAACCTACCAAAAGAAAGCTATTACCAGGATAAGATCATAAAGCACATAAACGCGCTTATCCCTTCGGCCTTTGTTTGGAAAGCGGCGGCTGGCCCGTACAGCCGCCAGGGCATACCGGATGTATGCGCCGTCATAAACGGCCGTTATTACGGCTTCGAGGTAAAGCGGCCGCTGATCGGCGTTCTTTCAGCAATACAGGAGCAGACCATAAGACAAATCAAGGCGGCAGGCGGCCGGGCTTACGTTGTTTCCTTCCCGGCCGAAGTTACGGAGATACTGAAGA